GGTGATATAGGTGATACGGGGATGAATGGCGAGAAAGGTGATAAGGGAGATAAGGGTGATACGGGTGATAAGGGAGATGAGGGTGATAAGGGAGATAAGGGAGATAAGGGAGATAAGGGAGATAAGGGAGACAAAGGTGATACTGGTATGAATGGTGATAAAGGAGATAAGGGTGATAAGGGAGATACTGATAAGGGAAATTCTATTATATGTTTTGCAACAAGTGAATCAATTAATAATAAGGATTATATGGGATTGGGTAATTCCTCTAGTAGTATAATAAGAAATACTATTGTAATACCATATAATTGTATAGCATCTGATTTAGTCTTTTCAATCAGAGAACCTAAGAATGGTAGTTATTCTGCCACTTTATATGTTAATGGAACTAATTCAGCATTCTCATGTATAATAAATGATGGGAATAATATTTCAGGTATATCAAGTGGTAGTATAACCTTAAATCAATTCGATTTAGTTACCATCTATATTACTTATACAGGTTCTGGGGCTCTTAGTAATGGTTGTTGTGCAAGTATCGTTATAAATAAATTATAAATGGTTTCTCAAACCATGTCTTGAAACATGTCATGAACCAAACTTATAAAATATATAGTAATTTTAAAAAAAATATATATAAATTTTTAAAAGTATTTTCTAAGTTATAATATATAATGCCTGGTACTCGTGACAGACATCACAAGAAGAATCACTCTTCTGAATCCTCTAGCTCTAGCTCTAGCTCTTCCGACTCTGAATCCTATCAATCTGAGTCCCTATCTTTTGGTGATAAACGAAGACATCGTAAATATAATCATTGCAAGGAAAAGAAATGTGATTCTGAATCAGAAATTGCTTGCTATTCCAATGAATATAAACACTGTAATAAGAAAAAAGACTGCTCATCTTCTTCTTCCTCTGAATCAGAATGTGAATATAAAATGTGTGATATTTACACCTATTTTAAAAATAGATTATTAGAAGACAAAGAATTAATGGTTGCTGGTTCATCATCTTATTTAAATTGTATTAATGATTTATCTCAAACCATATCAAATAATCACGCTTTAGATTATAGTACTGTTGTAAAACAATATAATATTGAAACAGAAGTTGTTAATACAGTATTCTTTGTTAGAGAAGATGGGTATTTTATATTATTTGCTATTGCACAAGTTGACAATTCTTGTCAATTTACAATCTTTATTAACGGTGTTGTAGTGCCATCAACATGTATTGGTACCAACTCTGGTGCTGGTCAAGTTGTTTCAAGACATTTACTTAAATTAAATAAGGATGATAATGTGACTATTAGAAATTATATATCATCAGCATCTAGTCTTAAATCCAATTTATATTCTGGTGGTAGCAATCCTGGGAATGATCTTACTCTATTATTAATGAAGATAGCACCCACACACCAACCTCATCATATGTATGAACACGAATGCCACGAATATATGAAATGTTTATCCCATCAAAAAAAGAAATTATTCCATTGCCTTACTGATAAATTAAAAGATGATACGGAATTAATGGTACGTGGTTTTAATGTCACCGGTACATTTTATTCATCTGCATCTCAACAAGTAGTAACAGAAGGGGGTGTAGCGTATAATGCCTTTTCTAATGTTAATGGTATGGTATGGAATCCATCTTCAACCGACCCAACACAAATTCAAGTATTTGAAGATGGTGTATACAAAGTATTTTTCTTAATTAATACCAATACTCCTGGTCAATTTTCAATTGCTGTTAATGGTATACCTGTTGAAACTAGTACACAAGGTTCAAGTAAGGGTGCTGGACAAATTAGTATTAGAAGTTTATTAGATTTAAATAAAAATGATATCATTCAAGTGTTAAATCATACATCTCAAAATGGCTCAATTGCAGTTAGTACTAATTGTGGTGGTCTTGAAAACAATATAAATGTAGTATTAACTATATTTAAAATAGCCCCATTAGTTAAACCATCTATCAAACCAGTTGATTGCAAATTAGCTAAACGTTTTGAATGCTATTATGAAAAATTCAAGAAATATTTATTATGCAAAAATTGTTTACAAATTGATGGTAGTGGTGCATTCGTCTCATTAGTATCGAGTGTAATTCAACCAGTTAGTGTTAATGACTCATTCATTTGGGATACAAATGTTCATCTTAAAGAATTTAAGCATACTCAAGGTAAAACTGAAATTTGGGTAGAGAGAGATGGTTTATATGATTTATTTGTAGATATTGCAACTGATGAACCCTTACAATACGCCTTATTTGTTAATGGTGTTGTCGACCCAAGTGTTATTTTTGGTCGTGACTCGGGTGCCAATAGATGTTTAATGAGACAATTTGTTAAACTTAATAAGGGAGATAGACTTGAAATTCGCAATTATACATCTGGTGCAGGTACTATACATACTGTTGCTAATGCTGGAGGTGAATATATTGGTAATAATTCATTATTTATGGCTTTTATGTTACATCCAACGTGTTCTGAACCTGATTGTTGTGTACCTTGTAAACCTGAATGCTGTGTACCTTCTAAATCACAAGTATCAAAAACTAAATCAACCAGAAAATAGAATGCTTTCTGCTAAAAAATTGATTGATTGCTCGCAATTTAGCATTATGTATAATTTACTCGTAAACTCGTAAATTATAAAAATTGATTTTATTATAAAATAACAATATATTAACTATTATTTAATGGCTAATATAATGAATGAACAATCGAATGAACAATTATTTTTTAATAATATGGTTGAAAACTGTTGTTTTGCATCTGTACTTTTTATTTGTACTGGAAATCAAACTAAGAAATGTACTGCATACTATAAACATGGAATGCGTACTTTTAATTGTAATAAGAATCATATTAATTTGCGAGACAATCGATTTTGTCGAAATGTACTAAATCGTATTATAGATATGGAGCAACAAAGTACATTAGTAAACATTAAGGGAGAACAAATTATGGAATTCTGTAATACAAAGAATTGCAATGACTGGCCATGTAAACACAAACCAGCACCTGTTAAAATAGCTCCAAAAATATCAGAAGCTATTACTATTAATATGGATCCAAATGTTGAAATTATCCGTCTTCCTATCAAACCAATTACAGTTAATAATATTATTATGGATACTCTAAATTTGGAATCTACAAATCCTATTCTATATAATTTGTGGAAAACTAAATACAAACATCTTACTTGCCAACAAATTAATAAAATGTTTCAAGAAAAAGAAAAGAAATGGAAACAATCTAATATAACACAATTTGAAACTAATTATGATATATTTGAAATTGAAATTGATCACGAACGTAAAAAATATGCAGATTTCTGGGCTTATTTTGAAGGAACTGAATTGTATCAAGATGAGCGAATTGTAGATAAGGCAAAACGAATTGTTGTTGAAAGACCTGATATTTTTGACGAGTATATTAATATTTATTGGAATAATAATACGAGAGAATATATTCTAGGTACTAATATCAAATCATTTCATACTTGGCTACTTAATAGCACGCATGCACATTTGTATCAATATATGTTAGAAAATGATGTATCATTTAAAACTGCTAAAAATCATTTTAAACCAGTTCATACTAACAACGATAAAGCTAAAAAAATGCAAAAGTTATATTTTGAAATGATGGAGAAAGAAGAAAAGGCTTGTGCTGCACGTCTAAATGCTAGTAAAAAATTATTGAGTATGACTAGTATGGAATCAATATAATTCGGCATAGCCATATTTTATTTTTATTTCATATATAAAAATCTATTGTATTTTCCAGAAAGGATTTTTTGGGGTGCGCTCTCTCTCTCCCAAGTAAAAAGTGAACTCACTTTAAGTGAACTTACTTATAAAAATATATAAGATAATAATTTCTAATGGTTATATATAACATATGAATATTATATGTAACTACTGCAATAAGATATATGCAAGTTATAGCTCGCGAAGTAATCACATCAAAAAATTTCATTTAATCGAAAGTGAAGTATGTCAAAAAAATGTCAAAAATGTCAAATTAAACGTCAAAAATATGTCAAAAAATGTCAAAAATAATCTAACATGTGTAAAATGTAGAAAAGAATTTAATAGTCGTCAAGCACGATGGGCGCATTCTAAAAAATGTGTAATAGAAGTTGATGAAGTTACAGAATTAAGAAACCAAATGAAAGAAATGAAACAACAAATGACTAATTTATTAAAGAGTTGTAAGATATATCCTAAAACTCGACAAAAAATAAATAATCAATTAAATAACAATATAAATAATACTAATAATGGAATAATTAATAACAATGTTATTATGAAATTTGGTAATGTTAATATTAAAGAAGTTTTATCAGATAAACAAATAATGAATCTTTTATATAAGCCTTTCATATCAGTTGAAGAGTGTGTCAAGATGATTCATTTTAATGAGAAATTACCTCAGTATAATAACATCTATATAACAAACCTAAAAGATGATTTAGCATATGTATATGACGGGTCTAGATTTACAACAACAACTAAAACAGATACGATATATGATATGATTACTAATTATACCGAACAAATAGAATTATCATTTGATGATAATAAAGATAAATTGACTGAATACAAAATTAAATGTGTTGAAAATTACTTGGAATTAATTAATAGTAATACAGAGTATATTGACCAACATAATAAGAAATATACCAATTTTAAGACCTATAAGGTGGGTGATGTGAAACGTTTAATTTATGATAAGAGCGACCCGAAAAAATTTGCTATGGTATGTAAAGGTTGTGAAGTATAATGATGACTGACAAAACAAAATATTTAGGTAAAAAATTATGTAATAGAGATAACTTTTGCATTTACGAGAAAGCTAAATATTAGAGTAATAAAAATGAATTAAAACCGATACAAATTACAAAAGTTTAGGTAATAAATATTTGTTTTATTTGTAATATTTTATAACATCTAGAAATAGATGGTACCCTTTTTATTTATTTAAACAATATTAAATTAGATAGACTTCAATATTTTATACAAATTAGCAATTGGTTATCACATGAAGAACAACAAATAAATAACAAATATAAAATAGAATATATAAATAAAAATAATTATTCTGTTATTAGATTAACACAAGAAGATATATTTTATAATACTTATGATTAGTATAATAAATTAAAGAAAAATATTAAAAAAGATTCAAAATAAGAGATTCATACAAAATATTTATTTGTGTATAAATATGTTCAGTCCAAAAATTTAGTAGTTTGAAAGGGTAGTATGCGATTATTCTTTTACTAAATTGTTGCAAGCTAAAAAAATTGATATAATTATAAAATAATAATATATTTATTAATCTTTTAATGTCTTCTATAGATAATAAAATTGATAATAATGTTCAATATATATGTGGGACCGTTGCACGTCTTGAAAATATGTTAGTACGGAGAGAAAAAAATGAAAATGGTATGAAACAATTAGAAGAAGGAATAAAATTAATTGAGTTGATGAAAATGAAAGAAAAAACAATAATTGAGTTGATGAAATTAAAAGAAGAAGCTGAAGAAAAACGTAAAGTAAAATTAAAAGAAGAAATAGATGACTCAAATGAAGAAATAAAACAATTAAAAGAAGAAATAGATGACTCAAATGAAGAAATAAAACAATTAAAAGAAGAAATAGATGACTCAAATGAAGAAATAAAACAATTAAAAAAACAAATAGATGATTCAAATGAAGAAATAAAACAATTAAAAGAAGAAATAGATGATTCAAATGAAGAAATAAAACAATTAGAAGAAGAAATGGATAACAAAAATGAAGAATTAAAACAAGTAATAGAATCAAGGTTTGAAGAAATAGAAGAAAAAAATAAAATAAGCAAAGAATTAGAAGAAGCAAGGAAAAAGATTGAGTTGATGAAATTAAAAGAAGAAGAATTAGAAAAAGCAATAAAAATAAAATTAAAAGAAATAGAAGAAAAAAATAAAATAAAATTAAAAGAAGCAGAAGAATTACATAAAATTAAATTAAAAGAAGTAGAAGAATTACATAAAATTAAATTAAAAGAAGCAGAAGAATTACATAAAATAAAATTAAAAGAAGCAGAAGAATTACATAAAATAAAATTAAAAGAAGCAGAAGAACTATATAAAATAAAATTAGAAGAATCACATAAAATTAAATTAAAAGAAGCAGAAGAATTACATAAAATAAAATTAGAAGAAGCAGAAGAACTATATAAAATAAAATTAGAAGAAGCACATAAAATAAAATTAAAAGAAGCAGAAGAATTACATAAAATTAAATTAGAAGAAGAACGTGAAATAAAATTAAAAAAATATGTTATGACATTAGGAAATATGTTTAATAGACAGCATATACTTTATAATACTCTTTCTTCATTAAATGAAATACCTATTTTACAAAGTTTGCGGGGTGGCCTTTTACTAACTGATAATAATTTATATAAAGTAATATATATTGATCAGTCTAATCAACCAACAGAAAGTATGGGTTGTTATGATACTAGTATTCGCTTACATCCGTATTATACTTTTGATAAACCATTAAATCTAAAAGATTTGTCAATAATTAGTAATAGTGAGTTTCGTACTATATTTTATGAATATAAGAGCGAATATATGCAGTGCAATTTATTAGGTGGTACTTACGTAGAAGGAATAAAATATATCGAACTAATAATAACTACAATTCCAGGTTCATATAAAAATAAAGATTGGCAAAATATTGGCGGTTTTGCAGGACTTTATATAAATAATGAAAAGGGACGCTGTAGAAATGAACCACCTGTAAAAGAAGTATAATTTATTTATTCAAAGACTTTTTTAATGCTTTATTTGTTGATGCCTTTTTACACGGTATAAACTTACCCAATACTTTCACTAAATTAGGAATTCTCTTTACTTTATATCATCAATGAATTTATCAAAATCTATATAATGTTAGTTTTTTCTATCATGGGTCAGAAAAAAAAGCTTTGTTTTACCATGTCTCATTTATTAGTAAAATACCCGCTTCGTGGACTGTAATATTACTATGTTTGTTTAATAAAAATGACTTTGCCACAATTGATCACACCAAACAAAGTGGGCTATGCCGATATTAATTTATCCAACTCGTTTTACTCGTAAGATACATGCCCATGCACGCAAAAAATTGATTGAGTTAATGAAATTAAAAAAAGAAGAACTACATAAAATTAAATTAAAAGAAATACGTGAAATAAAATTAAAAAAATATGTTTAATAGACAGCATATACTTTATAATACTCTTTCTTCATTAAATGAAATACCTATTTTACAAAGTTTGTCGGGTGGCCTTTTACTAACTAATAATAATTTATATCTCGATTCTTTCGTTATATAAAAAATTGAAATTTTTTATTGTTAAGCACCTCATTCTTTTAATTGTAACTCAACTAATATGAATTTCAATCGTATGTCAACTAATATGAATTTAGGACGTGACTCTCCTAGTAGTCGCAGCAATGCAACTACAACCAGTGCTCGCAGCAATGCGACCACAACCAGTGCTCGCAGCAATGCGACCACAACCAGTGCTCGCAGCAATGCGACCACAACCAGTGCTCGCAGCAATGCGACCACCCCAATTGCACCCCAAGTCATCATTCGCCGACGTGGTAATAATCGTTTTCCTCAACCCAAAATTTCTCCTATTCCAGAGAATATTCAGGTTCTATTTAGTTCATATTGCGAAGCAGTTGAAACTGTTTGTCTTCGTAATATTGGACTTCGTTGCAATTTAGGTTCGGTAGAAATGCGAAAGTGTTATCCAGACCAATGCGGATGTGTTCATCTTGATCGTGACATTCGATTATGTAATTCTTTCATTGAGTATCTTCGTGCTAATGTTGCAAATGGTATTGATTGTCTGAGTGCTGCTCAGTCATGTCAACACAACCATTGCAAGTATTGGCCTTGTAATTTAATTACAAATAAGAAAATTCTCAATGAAAAAGTAAATATAATTACACCTGCTACCAAAGTTGCTGCGGCTAGCTCTCGTATGGATGCCCCTCGTATGAATGCCCCTCCTAGCAATATTGGACTTCATGTCGATCCGGTAGCAAGTAATCGTCCCAAAAACACTGTCCAGAGCTCTAACATATTTAATGTTTTAAATGACTCTGACGAATCCAAGCTAGAAGCTCCACCCTCTTCGTTTGCTGCTATAATGGCATTGCAAAAGTTAGAGCCGTTGAAGCAACCAGTAGAGCCGTTAAAGCAATCAGTCTCTATGGCACTTCCCCGTCATAATGTTCTTAATAAGCAACCCGAATTTAACGATACATCAACTGTTTCATTTGAAGAGGTTCCATTTGATTTCTACAACAGTGTTAAGGGAACTTGTTTAAAGAACGTTGTGTTAAGTTTGAAACGAAAGTTGGAAAATAACCAGTCGTTTGAAAAGATGAAGGAACAACAAGAATTAACCAAACACGAACAAAAAATGATGGAACAACGAAAAAAATACGAACTAGAAAAACAATATGCTCCTCCTAAGCCTTCTTTGACATTTCTTGAGTTATTAAAGGCGGTTGAACCAAAATTGGTTGAAGTTGAACCAAAGTTAGTTGAGGAAGTAAACTACAAATGCACACGCAATTCATATCACACCTTCAATTGCCAATTAGTTCATTCTAATGTGAAGCAGTGTAATCATTTTGCACAATATGTACTTGACAATTGGACTAATCCCCATGGAATTTCCTATCGTGATGCATACAATTCGTGTCGAAATGAATCGTGTGAGTATTGGCCGTGCAATTTGGTCAACAAGCTCCAGTTTGCTGTCGAAATAAAAGCTGTAAAAGCCAAAAAAGCTGCAGAAGTCGCAAAGAAACTAGCCGAAATTACGACTATCGCCGCTCCGAGTACTTTTCCGGAGATGATACAAGAAAAATGTAAGATTAAAGCCGATAAAACGGAAATTAGTCTTACTAATCCACTACTATACAAGGTTTGGTGTGAAAGAAAATACAATCACCTTAGTTTGGATGAATTTTTCAAAAAGTTCCATAAAGACTATTCTGATTGGAACAAAGTCGATGTCGATATTATTTTTAGAAAGCCATTGTTCAGAAAAAAGAAAGATAATGACGACTGGACCATAGATAACGTCGAGATTGAAAAGCCCGACCATCGCTGTGATTTTGCTGATTTTCAGGCAGCAGTGCTTGGAATCACTCTCCCTCACGATGAACGTGTGCTCGGCTCTACCATGGCCGCAGAAGTTGCAAAAAACAGCAAAATTTTCAGTGAGTACATCAGAGATCACTGGAACTTCGCAGGTCGTCCTCAGACTATTGGTGAAATTGTAACCTTTCACCAATGGCTCGAAATGCACCCAAAAAAGGTTGCAATCAAGCGTGTCAATAAGCGTATCTCTCAAGAGGAAGTTGA